TCTTCAGAAACAGCGCAACTACCCAACGCCGTAATACTGAGGATAAATAACCAGTATTTAGTCATGTTTCCTTCCTCAAGAGCGTCTGCGTGAGCCTTTTTTCCGTTTTCCGGCTGTATTCAGGGCAATCGCAACCGACTGTTTTTGCGGATAACCCTCGCTTCTCAGCTTTTTTACATTATGGCTGACTGTTCTCTTGCTATTACCTTTTTTAAGGGGCATATATCACCTAATTAATGGTAAATTTTCCACCACGCAGCATAGCACCCATGCCACGGCACGTTCCTTTGGTAACTGTACCCTTACCAAGGTTCTTGGGAGTGGGAATTTCCTTGTAATCACTAAAAGGAGCCTTTCCTTGGCCTCCGATTACTTCAAATTTAGTGGGTGTGGGGGTTTTTCGAGGTGGAGCGCCACCTGTTTTGACTCTACTCATGGAGTTTCTCCTATTTTTTCACGTAATCTCATGTTTTCGCGCCGATCTGACGCCTCTATCCGCTCTGTGGTCTGTTTTTCCTGCGAATCTATCCGATCATCGAACTGCTGACCCCTTTGGGCCATCTTTTGGCCTTCCAGATTCAATTTACCTTGGTCAATGGCAATATCTGACTGTGTTTTCTGCCCTTTTATGTCTATTTCTTGCTGTTTCAAGGCAATTAATGGGTCTGGACCGTCTTCTTCCGCTCCCGGGCCGTTTACAATCTGTTGACTGATCTGCCGTACCTGCTGTAACTCCTGGGCGATCAACTGAGCCATATAGACTTCCATTTCAAGCAACATTTCATCACTGGGAGCCTCTCCGTTGGACCGTTTTTCAAATTCGGTCATCGTAATCTCTTGAGATTTGAGTTTAACATGTTGTGTTACATGCTTCTGGAGTGCCGTCACAATCTCAGGAGACTGCGACACAATCGGGGAAGCACCAAAAGTAAGATGGGCCATGATATGGGCGTCATGGTTCTGCCCTTCAAACGCTTCTAGGTCGGTTTTCTCCAAAGCGTCAATGTTTTCTTGCGCCGGGTCCTTGGGTACCGCCTGTGCGGTGCTTGGAGTTTTAAGAATCTTGTCAATATCACGTACCCCTAACGCCTCATACATCCGGCGAAAGGCTTCATAATTGTTATGCATATCAGGGGCTTGCAACGCCAAATCCAGTTGAGCCTGTGCCAGCGCAATCCGTTGGGACTGGGAAAAGATATTGGGGTTAGAAACCGGCAGAACATCTATGCGGTCATCAAAGTCCGACGCCATTACCCGCTTGTCACCACCCACTACCGAAAACGGATACTCCTGTGGCAACGATTCGTGCATGACTCTTGCCAGAACCTTGAACTCCTTGCGCATGGAATAATGCAGTCGCTTATGCACTGCACTCATCACGCGGCTTCCCTGCTCCAGCATAGCCACGGTAGTTCCTACCGCCGCCTGTTGGTTGCCGTCACCCACTTTCAGGTCAGTTATGGTGGCAAAGCGTTGACCTGCGTCCACCACAAAACCCAGTAACTCAAACAAAGTCCGATCCGGGCCTTTAAACGGCAACGGCATCAGGCTGTCACGAATGGCACCTCCTGGGGCATCCACATCCCTGAACTCACCGGGCTGCAAGGGGTCTGCATCATCCCGAACCCGTAGTCCACGGGCCTTGAATCCCGCAGGGAGGTTGGAAAGCGTCCCTGCGTCAATCAATTGACGTAATGCGGCGGTAGCTGTACGTGACAGACCACCTATGGCATGAATTAGCCCTAATCCGTAAAAACCAAACCCGGGGAGGAACTTGTAATGGACAAAATACTGGATTTTAGTTTTAAGATCATCCTCTTCATCATAGTTACGTCGAACCGACAAGATCTTATTGGCATCTTCTGCAATAGTAACGAGATAAGGGACCTTGATACCGGTGGGTTCGTTCTCTTCATCCACTTCTTCAAAGCCCGGGAGATCCAGATCTACATGAAATTCCAGCAGATTAGCGTCATATTCCATGTTTGTGGGGCTAACCCCTTGAATCTTATCCTGTTCTCGTACTACTTCGTTATCAGAGAGCTGGGAGGGCAAAACCTCGATGTCGCGGTAAAAGCCGGAAAGTTGCAGTTTCCGTAACTCATTCAGGTCCATAGGGACAATATTGGTGATACAGGGGCAGGTTTCCAGGTTACTTGTCTCATAAGGCACAACCAGTTGCTCTGCCGGGACAAATTTACTGACCGCACGGTCCAGACCCTCGTCATAGTAGACTTTCTTGAACGTAGACCCGGCTAATGGCAAATAGAACAGCATCTGGTCAAATTCAGGGGTGTATTCCTGCATGACGTCCGTGATGTAGTAGTTCATAAACTCCTTCACACGAACCGCTTGCTGCTCCTTTTCCTTGGTTCTTTCGCCCATGATCGTTGTGCGTACCGGGCCATCCGCAGGTAATAGCTCATTAAACGCTTGGGCCTGAAACTGGGTAGCCGCCTCGGCCAGCAACGGATGGGTTACACCGGTTGCACCCCGAAAAGGCATCGTGCGTTCTTCGTAGACATAACCAAGCAGCTCCATTCCCTTGGAATAAGTGTCCTCCCAGTCATGGCGGGAAGTCTTGTTGCTCTGGAATTCGTTCAGGAGATCATTACAAATCCTTCCCAGCTCACCTTCGTCCATTTCTTCAGCCAGATTACGGAAAAAGTCGCTTTCATCAACTTCCAAGGCCGAGGGGTCAAAGTCCACGATGACGCCGCCATCTTCCTGTTCAATCAGTTCCACCGGACCCCCGTCTGAAGGCACAAAGGAAGTAGGGGCTGCAAGTTCTACTTGTTCTTCAAGGGTTAAGGAATCAGGAGTTTCTATCTCCTCCACCTTTTCAACCATTGTAGTAATAGGTTCGTCGTTAGCCATTTTCTGTTTTACCTTTAATCTGCGTTACCATTCACTGATAAGGGGTTCAGGTCGAGCTGATGCCGCTTTAAGCTCATCTGGGGTCATACCTGCGTAACCGCTACGTTTGTCCGGTTTATATGTCTCGTATAAGTCTGTGAAAAAACTCCCTATAGAACTGCCCAGATTACTATTTATAAGCCAAGGTAGTTCAGCAGGAGTGTCCTCCCTGCCAAAAGCCCCTCTTCTAACCAACATAGCCATTGTATTATCGTTAAGATACTCCCTATCGGCATGGACATAGGTAGATTTATTCTCGCTATCAACAAAACGAACATAGGCACGACGCAGTGGATCATCAACAGGGGCGTATATAATAGTGTTGTTAAACTCACTCCAAAGCACATTATTCGGTGGAATATCCAATTGATTAAACAACCCAAACAATGCCTCAACATCCCGGGAATTAGGCGGTCTGTTTCCTGACAGCTCCCGGATATCTGTGCCCGGATCAACATTTCCTTTTCTTCCTTTTACTTGATTCACAAATGGAATCTGCTGGTTATAGTCCATAGGATCAATATTTTCAGGGTTCTTAAATACTTGCACTATAAGACGGGGGCCTTTTGTTGCATTATCATGTAACGCATAAACTTCTACACCTCCCTTCTCGACAGCCTCCGGACCCGCATATGGACCCCAGCCCGGATAATTGTTATCCTTTTTAAGCCTGGAATAACCACTAATGGAATTATTCATGTAATTGCCATAAAGATACAGTTTTTCAGCGTCGTCAACCTTTACCCAGTTTGAGCGGGTCGCCGGAACGTCCAATACCTTCGTCGTACCTTGCCCCCATATAACGGGATCTATGTCATGCAGCAACGCATCCACCGACGCATAGTCCGGAAACTCTTCTTTCCCTAATTTATAAACAGCCGCGTTTACTGCATCACCAGCAGACTTCAACTGAAGGGCAGGACCAAGCTTTCTATGTCCTACTCCAAGCATATCCACCAAAGAAGCTTGAGCGATTTTGTCCGGATCAAGACCCAACACTATCTCCGCTACCGTTGTATCCCTTAGGGCCGGAACCCGCCCTCCATACCTGCCAGGATCAATGTCCCAGATAATGTCCTTATCCATCCAGTTTGGATCTTCAAGCGCCCTGGCAAAAGTCGGATCTGTTTCGGCCCTCCTTTCCCATGCCTGTACCGTCGCCAGGTTTGATGCCTCTGGGGAGAGGTCTGTGGGAGTCAATTCATGTTCCGGTATGTCCATTCCCATACTTCTATACGAGTATTCTTTTCCCGCCAACTCAGGAAGATTAAAGGAATACGGGAGGGGCGTCTTATCATACACCAAAGCGTCAGCAACGGGTTCCCCTTCCCTGACGGCTATTTCTGCGGGATTTGGCCGAGGCACTTCGGGGTCCGGGTCGCTCTCCCGCAACATATTATACCAAGTCTCCCTTTCTTGTTTCCGGATGTTCTCAGCGGCTTCCTCTGTCCTAAACAATCGATGTGGATAGGGCATTCCAAGCTTATCGTAAAGTCTTTCCGCCTCAATCCTGACCGGTGGGGGATTATTCCAAAGGGCTTCTTCCTCGGGATCTAATGGCTGGTTCCTCTTCAACTTATTCCGAATGGGGCTTCTTCGTAATTCATCTATCCTCAATAAGTCTTGCTCGGGACCACCTGCTTGTGTTTTTCGTAATAGCGCGTAAAGCTGGCCTAGCTCACTCTCGGCACTCCCATATCGTCCCGGTGACATAGCTGTTGCGGGAATACTTCCACTAAAGAGCGCACTGCGCAAAGGGTCCCCTCCTGTCCCAAAATCTTTTTCAAGAAACTTTTGTAACTTATTGTAAAAAGGTGCCCAGGTTTCAAAAGGTATAGCCAGCTCATCCAACCGAAGTGCTACATTTTCCATATACTCATCTATGGTAGAACCGCGAGCGCCAGCAACTGTGTTGCTTCCTACTTGACCCCCTCGCACTGCCGGATCTTCAGGCAATAAATGAGAGGGCCTCTCCCATTTTCCAACACGGTCATAGGAAGTCGGTTTATCGCTAAGATCTTCTCCCCCCATATAACCGGCTCTTCTTCTATATTTCTTCCTTAAAGGAGGACGGTTAAAACCCTTGATTCCGCCGGGAGGAACGGAAGCCATGCCCAGTTCCACCGCACCGGCTTCCGGTGGTAAAGAGCCTCTTCGGATGGCACTTGTTCCAAGACCTCCCGAAGTTGCCATTAGCGCCGTATTAAAAACTTCCTCTGGAGTTACTTGTCCCCCCTGCAAAACAAAACCGGGGGCATTTACCGCCTTCATAATCTCATGTGTCAACATGGGGTTTCGGAGTTTCCACGCCGGGGTGCCCAACGCATCGTAATGTGGCCCCGGGGCAAAGGGCATTATGGTCATCCTGTCTACTCCGGCTTCCAATCCCGTCATTTTTTCAGTATCTATCTCCAACGGCGTAGGCAACGCACTTATTGCAGCAGAATATTCCTCTTCACTAATCACCCCCTCCCACAATAATAGACCAAGCTCCCTGTATTGCTCTTCCCACTCGGCAAACTGGGTTTCTCGATCCGGAGCCATAGCCTCTGCCTCCTCCATGGCCTTTTTGTACAACCACCATTCCGGGGGTTCATATTCACCGTAAGGATTGGGCTGACGCATAGCCTCCGGCTGACTAAGAACATGTTCCATAACAGAAGGATCTATGTCTCTTTTCACCATGTCCGACAGGACAGCAGGGTCGTAGATTTTATCTTCCTGAATAAATAACGGATCAGTGGATTCTGTTTGCATCCACCCCTCGGATTCCAAGTCCTTCATCACCCCGCCACCCATCTGGAACAGGTGGGCTATCG